TTTAGCGCAACGACGGCCTCCGCAGGAACGCACGACCACAATCAGGGCGTCTACTTTGAAAACATTTCAGGCACTTTGCGAAACGGTACCGGCGTTAGCGGGGGTTCTAGTCGAAACGCCGGGGTTACTGGGGGCGGAGGAGTTACTGGCGTAACCGACGAGGCAGGCGCACACACGCACTCGGTATCCGGCACTACGGATTCTACTGGCTCCAGCGGCACTAACGCCAACCTCCAGCCATACATCACCGTGTATATGTGGAAAAGAACCGCTTGACGGACTGAACCATGATCGACCCAGTATCCGCTTTTGCTATGGCCTCGGCTGCGTACAACGCCGTCAAAAAAGGCATCGAAATGGGCCAAGAGATCGAGAGCATGGCCGGGCAATTGGGTCAGTGGTTCAGTGCCTGTGCAGATGTGCGCCGCGCTGAGGAAGAGGCCAAGAACCCGCCGCTCTTCAAAAAGCTCATATCCCGTGGTTCGGTCGAGGCCGAGGCGCTTGAGAACACCATCCGGCGCAAGAAGATTCAGGAGCAAGAGAAAGAGCTCTGGCAAATGATTATCTACGCCTACGGCATGGAGACCTACGAGGAGATGATTCAGGAACGCCGCAGGATTGCCGCAGAGCGCACTCGGATCGCACACTTGCAAGCTGAGAAGCGAAAGGCTGCTGCGCTCAACACCGTTTACGTGGGCCTCATTGCAGGCCTGTGTTATTTGGGCTACCAGATGGCGCTATTTGTCATCAGCATTTGGCCGAAGGGTTGAGATGAAATACGCCGCGCTGCTTGTTCTGTTGCTGGCCGGATGCCAAGACGCGTTCCGCTACCCATGCCAAGACCCTGCCAACCACCACAAGGCTGAATGCAACCCACCTGCGTGCGAAGCGGACGGTACCTGCACGAAGTACCTATTGAAAGGCACAAATGAAAACGGATCTTGACGCGCTGCTGCGCTTTATCGTTGGCGTGACGCTATCCATCACCTTGATGGGTATCGTGGGCGTAGTCCTTTATTCCTTAGTCTTTGTGACCCAGCCCATGAACGGTATGGCTCCGATCGACGAAGAGTTTTTCAAGCTGATTACGCCCATCGCTTCTTTCATCGTAGGTAGCTTAGGAACCCTGCTGGCCATGGACAAGGCCAGAAACAAAGGAGACAAAGATGCTGGCTGATCTGCTTAAAAACGTCGCGCCCGGGCTGGCCACTGCTGTAATGGGCCCCGCTGGCGGCATGGTCGTCAAGGCTATCGCTGAGAAACTCGGCGTCGACCCCACTGAGTCGGCGGTGGAAGCGCACCTACAGGCCAACCCGCAAGACGCTGTAAAACTCGCTGAGATCAAGCTGGAAGAACTCAAGGCGCACAACGAGAACACGGACTCCGCCCGCAAGATGAACGCAGAAATCCAGTTGTCTGCCACCTCGTCTTTCCTTGCGAAGAACACGGCTTACATCATCGACTTTGTGATTGTGGGCGCTGCCATTATGCTGGCGTTTCTTTTGTTTTTCGTTGGCGTTCCTGACGAGAACAAGGAGTTGGCGTACACCGCTTTCGGCTCCCTGCTGACCTTGTGCGGTACTGTGGTGAACTTTCACCGTGGCTCCAGTCAAGGCTCCAAGGATAAAGGCGACGAAGTTAAAAACCTGAAAGGACTTGTGAAATGAACCTGTCTCCCAACTTCACCCTGTCTGAGATGACCAAGAGCGAGACTGCCCTGCGCCACGGCATGGACAACACCCCCAACCAAGAGCAGATCAGCAACATGCAGGCGCTGGCAGTTAACGTGCTCCAGCCCATCCGAGATCATTACAAGCGCGGTGTCAAGGTGAACTCCGGCTTTCGCCATCCCGATGTGAACGCCCGTGTGGGTGGCTCGCGCACTTCTGACCATACCCGTGGCATGGCTGCCGACATCGAGATTCCCGGTGTGGCAAACGCTGAACTGGCTGAGTGGATTCAACAAAACCTTGACTACACTCAGTTGATCCTCGAGTTTTATACCCCGGGTGTTCCTGACTCTGGTTGGGTGCATGTGTCTTATGACCCGGCCAACCTCAAGAAGCAAGTGCTCACGGCTATGCGCGAGAACGGCAAAACCGTGTACAAGCCCGGCCTCGTGGCTTAAAATCCCTCGCATAGAGGTACCCTATGCCATTACAGAAATTACAGTTTGCCCCGGGCGTGGACCGCGAGGGCACCGCCACGACTGCCGAGGGTACTTGGTATGACAGCGACAAGGTGCGCTTTCGCTCTGGTTTTCCAGAAAAAATCGGCGGGTGGGTAGCGGATACGGGCTCGCAAATTGGCGGGCTTCAGCCCCCCAGCGGCGCATACTGGGGTGTGGCTAGGGCGATGTGGAACTGGATCAACCTTAGCGGCTCCAACCTGCTTGGCGTGGGTACCAACTTAAAGTATTACATCCAGAACACCGCCGGCGGTAGTTTTAATGACATAACTCCAATCAAGGAGACGACACTAGCCGGTGCTGTAACTTTTACTGCCACTGATGGGTCTAGCATTATTGTTGTGGATGATGCGGGCAGTAATACTCAAGCGGGTGACTTTGTGACGTTTTCTGGGGCTGTGAGTCTTGGCGGCGCTATTACTGCAGACATTCTTAATGCAGAGCACCGCGTTGTTGAAACTGTAAGTTCTGCGCAATACAAGATCGATGTCGGCGTTGCAGCGAACGCCTCCGATGTGGGCGATGGCGGTGCTTCTGTTGTTGCGGCGTATCAGATCTCTACAGGCTCCGATATTGCCACCGCCGGTGTGGGTTGGGGTGCTGGTGGCTGGGGCGGTATTACTGGCAGCGCTACCCCTACGGGCTGGGGGTCCCCAGCTCCTGCGGGGCTGGGTATTGATGTTCAGCTCCGCCTTTGGAGCCAATCCAACTACGGCCAAGACCTCATCATCAACCCTCGCGGGGGCGGTTTGTATTACTGGGCGAACAACGCAAACCCCAGTATCTTTGATCGCGCTGTTTTGTTGTCCAGCACTAGCCCAGCACCGTTTGACACCGACGTAGATTGCCCTTCCGTGGTGAACTACACATTGGTATCGGACTCATCACGGTTCGTGGTTGCTTTTGGTTGTAATGACTACGGCAGTGCCGTGCTCGACCCCATGCTAATACGCTGGTCAGATCAAGAAAACTATGCGGTGTGGACGCCTGCCATCACAAACCAAGCGGGTAGTTTCCGCCTTAGTACCGGCTCCGAGATCATCACTGCGCAGCAAACACGCCAAGAGATCTTGGTGTGGACTGACTCTGCTTTGTATTCCATGCAGTATCAAGGCCCTCCGTTTGTGTGGGGGTTCCAGCAGATGGCTGCCAACACGTCTATTGCGGGGCCGAATGCCGCTATCACTGCGCAAGACACAACATACTGGATGGGCGTTGACAAGTTTTTCGTCTACAACGGCCGTGTTCAAACGCTACCCTGCACGGTGCGCCAGTACGTATTCCAGAACATTAACTTGAGTCAGCAGTTTCAGTTCTTTGCGGGTATTAACGATGCCTACAGCGAGATCTGGTGGTTCTACTGCTCGGCCAACTCGACGACTATCGACCGCTATGTCGTCTACAACTTTCTCGAGAACACTTGGTACTATGGCAACATGGCGCGGACGGCATGGATTGACAACGCTTTGCGCGAAGTCCCCATTGCTGCTGGCTACGGCGGCCAGATTCTGTACCACGAAACTGGAAATGACGACGGCGCAACCAACCCACCTAGCCCAATCAACGCGTATATCCAGTCTGGTGACGTAGATATTGGTGACGGCCACAACTTTGGTTTTGTCTGGCGCATCATCCCTGACTTGACCTTTGATGGCTCGACCGCGATTGCGCCTTCGGTGGATTTCAGTGTGCGCCCACGTCAATTCCCCGGCACCAACTACGGCCCTGCAAATGATCCCTCAGTGACCAGCGCCAACAACTACAGCCAGCAGCGTACCTACAACGTGCAGCAGTTCACCCCGCAGGTCAACGTGCGTATCCGTGGCCGTCAGATGGCATTCCGCGTGGAGTCGACTGATCTGGGTGTGGCGTGGCAGCTTGGTGCCCCACGAATCGACCTCAAGCCTGATGGCCGCAGATGAATACCATCGACCGCCCTGTACCTCCACGACTGCCTGACCCCCCACCAGCGGGGGTTAACCCTAATTTTTTCATGTCGTTCTCGAACGCCCTGCGTCTGTACTTCAACAGGCTCAACGGAGTGGTCAACCTCATTACGGGTACCAACGGCGCGGCGGAATTACAGGCGCCCCACGCCATGCTGATGAGCGATCAGGATCAAGCCAATGCCGGTATAACGGTGGCCAACAACCTGAAGTTCGACACGCCCGTGATCCTGCAAGGCATTGAGGTGCGCGGCACCAACAACACAGAGATCTGGTTCGACAAGCCCGGGCAGTACCTCGTATCGTTCAGCCTTCAGGTGACAAACCGCAGCAACGCCGATCAGGTCTTCGAGGTCTGGGCGGGCTTCAATGGCAGCAACTATCCGCTGTCCAATACACGGTATGACATCCCACCGCGCAAAAGTTCCACAGTATGGGCGCACATTGTTCCTGCGGTCACAGGCATCTTCACGGTAAGTGACCCGACCAACGACTACCTGACGATCAAGTGGTGGGCCAGCAGCACCGATGTGTTCTTGGAGCACTATGCCGCACAGACCAGCCCCACACGCCCTGAAATCCCGTCGATCATCATGACGATTAACTTCGTCTCCAGACTTCCGTAATTGCAACGAAACGCATAAAATCCCCCTAGAGGTACCCACTATGAGCCTGAAACACTTAGCCGACGAACTTGCCGCACGTGGCCGCTATGGCGATACGGAGCTAGTGCACATGACCAAAGGCGAAGTCGCCGGTCTGCAGTCTCTAGCCGAAGCGGCTGGCGGCTCACTCACCGTCAACCCCGATACAGGTAAGCCAGAGGCGTTTTTCTTGGCCGCGCTGCTGCCCACCATTCTTGGCGG